GTGTCAAGGGATGTGGAAAGATTTCTTTAAAGCGTGATGTGGTATTGGGTTAGTTAGGTTGATTTATGGCAAGTGAACCTTGAACCTATGGGTAGGTACACTTTTCGGGGTGATAGGTTCTTTTGTAATTGCCGATAGGCTAAACTGTTACTGCGAACCGGAACCTATGTACTTACCCATCATCATCTATTCATAGGGTGTAGGAAAGGAGAGATGATGGCTACCATGATGGGTAGGGGGGGATGATGATGTCCCCCCATGTGCACGATGGGTTTGCGTTTTTTGAGTTCAGGGCGAGTAAAAGTGAGTTAAATAGATATAGGGCAAATAGATAACATAGGTACAAAGATAGGTTCAAAGAGACCAAAGAGAAAGACGATGGGTTCATCTTCCCTCCCGGGCGCTCTCGACCGTTGGTTCGTTTTTGTACATTTTTGGTACAGTCGTAAAGTTTACGACTTTGTGACACTTCTTGTCACTTTTCCCATGCCTTACTAATCTCCCAGCTCTTCCAATGGTTAACATCTTCCCATCCCGTTATTACCACCTTACTACACTTTCCCATCCCTTCGTCTAACTCATACGTGTAAACAAGTTACGTGCACGAACATTGAGATATGGTATCGTTTGGCGCTCGCGCTCTCGCGGGCGTCCAGGGATGCGCCAATCCCCTACCCTCCCCCCGGCTCGATATATCAGCATGGTAAGATGGGAAGCACATGGCATGCCATACCCAACTACGTTTCCTATCAGGAGATGAAACAATATGCCGGACGATGTGAGTAGTCAAGATGAGATGGGCAAAGGACTTAGGGAAACAGACATACCCATTGATGGGGATGGTTGTCAAACAAATGGACAGGAAGATTCTGACTGTACAGAGTTGGTACACCCCGGTTCGGTGGCTACCCTGGGGGGTGATGCGACCCCCATGCCGCTCGCAAAAAATTTTTTCCAAGATCTCCCAACCCACATCCATAAACGTGTAACCCCTGAGCGCATCAAAACCTTTATCGAATGGTACGCTCGCACGGGCTCCTTCCATGCCGCAGCGCGCCAAGCCTCTCCTCACGCGACAGGTCCCACCTTCGGTCTGCAGACGTGGCGTGACCTGATCCAACGCGACCCCGAGTTCGCCGCAATGTGCGACCAGGCACGCTCCAATGCCCTCGGCAAGGTCGAGGAAACGATCGCCATCCACGCCCTGGAGGGCGTCGAGGAGCCGGTCTATCAGCAGGGAAGACTGGTAGGCACCAAGCTCGTCTTCGACCACAAGCTCCTCCTGCGCCTCGCCGAGCGCCTCGACAGCAACACCTGGGCGCAGCGCTCAAAAATAGAGCACTCGGGGCACATCGACTCCCTCAACCTGAGCGCACCCCTCAATATCGATCCCCAGGACCTTCTCCTCCTTTCCCCAGAGGACCGCACCCTTCTCATCGACCTCATCCGCAAGATCGCCGACCTGAAAGGTCCCAATGACCCAGTCCAGTCCCCTCAATAGCTTCCTCCTCGCGGCGGATCTGCAGACGCATGGCTGGAAGGTCATTGGCCAGGGGCTCATCACCCCCCTCATGACCCGCCCTCTACAATCCCAGAATGAAATCCCCCCTACTCCCCCTCCTCCTGGCGTATCTCGACCAGCTCTACCTCAAGCAAGACCCGGCCCGCCGGCCGCGACCGACCCCTCCCAGACCACCACCGACCACCACCATGCCTGACCCAACAGACCTCGTGGCCGTCACGAGAAAAGGCATCCTGATCCTGATCACCTCCCAACGCCTGGGCGTGACGACGGACGGCACCCCGCACCCCACCGACACCCGACGCGCCATCATCCTCGGACACTTCGCGACGGACTTCCTCGCCAGTGGCCGGTCCTTCCACCAGTGGGTCAAGGACCGCGGCTACCACTCCCCCGTGTCCCCAACCGCGGAGGCGGTCTTCCAGGAGGCGGTGATCGCCAAATGATCCCAATCCTGTTCATTGTTGGCCTAATTACGGACATCTTGTGGACCAAAACGATTACACAAGTCACCCAACAGCGTCCACTTCGCGCATCCATTTACGCCCTCGCCCTGAACATCGTCACCCTCGGCTCTGCCTGGGCGATCATCCAAACAAACTCCGTCGCGAATCTCCTCGCCTTCTCAGTGGGAGGAGCATTCGGCACCGCGTTGGGAGTGCGAAAAAAGAAATGAGTAGACAGTGCCATCCCTGTACGGCTTGCTGCAGCCCCTTCAAGCTTGATAAGAAGCCTGCCGGCATAACATGTTCCTACCTCAACAACCAGGAACATAAATGCAACATCTACAGCCGCCGACCGACAACCTGCCGCATCTACCAGTGCCTCTGGCGCAAGGGCCAAGGCCCTGAAGAGGCACGTCCGGACCGAGTCCACCTGATATTCGACGACGGGTGCCAGGGCACCTATCTGCGGGCGACCATTCTCCACCCCCAAGCAAAGCAGGTCCTGACCCCCACCTTCATCCACCGCCTTCCGAAAATCTACGAGGTAATCCGCGTCATCAATATCGATCAGTCCGTCACCGACAACTGGCGCGACGGATTCACGTACACCTTCTCGATAGAGACCACGGAAGTCCAAGCAGAGATCCTTCGCCGCATGACCCTGGTTACCGACGCCGTCAGAAACAACAGCAGGATCGAAAAACCATGATCCGAACTTGCCGCACCTGCCTCTGGTTCGACGACGGCATCCACCTCGATTGGAGCCCATACCCCTGTGGCTGTGACTTCTGCAACGACGAGGCGCACGCCATGACAGTGGAGCAGTCCAACACCCAGAACGATTGTTCCTATCACTACAGCGAGGAGACTCGCGCCAACGACGCCGCAGCCATGATCCTGAAGGATCCCTTTTGAAACACCATTCTCTTCCCAACGACCTCCGCTCCCGCGTGCAGCGCGCACGCGAGCGCAAGAACAAGAACCCGACCACCCGCCAGGAGTTGTCCGTGACCCTGGAGGAGCTGGAGCCCCTCCTCGCGGCGGAAGAATATTTGAGAGCGGTTTTGGCCGGACATCCAGCAGGGGACGCCCCGAAGTGACCGATCCCGACTACGCCGTCCCGCACCTATTCAAGACCGACGGTCCACACACCATCGCCAGCCTGCATGTTGACCTCGACATGCTCGGACATCATGGGGTCTGGATAGAGTCCAACGATGGGCAGTTAATAAAGATCCCGGAGGAGCTTCGGAAGCTCGTCGCGAAGCGCCTGCGAGAGGCCACCTACCCCTGACCAGTAGTCTGGGCATGTGGGACCAAAACAGAGCTGGACCGAGGGCGTCCTCGTTGATCCAGAGGATGACAACCAAGACGATGCGTGGGACCTCGATGTGGCCGTCGACATTTGTATTTAAGAAGGACGCACAAGGCCGGTGGGCGGAGGCGCCGCATGATCTACCTCTGTAGATGCCAAGATAACGCAGCCCGCCCGTGCATCGGCATCCTCGTCCGTCAGGATCCGCACCATGACGTGTTCCGCTGCCCCGCCTGCCGTCAGTATGTCGCCGTGAATAGGAAGGAACCACTGTGTCCCTCATTGCCGCCGTCGTCCTCCTCGCCTACTCTGCCCACGTCTCCTATCGTCGCCGGAAGCTCCTCTATCGATGCCGGACCTTCCTGCGCCTTTATGGGCTCGACACTGGCGACCCCATAATTCGGCAGATTAACGAGGAGATCGGGCAGTGAGACTCTCAACGCTCGAAGAGGGCGCCGGCCGCTTCAAGACGATCTATCTTGATCCTCCGTGGTCCTACCATGACTCTACTTGCATTGGTGCTGCCGCTAAACAGTACCCGACGATGTCCCTCGACGAGTTGAAGAAGCTCCGCGTGCCGGAACTCGCCGCCGAAGATGGTGCCTTCTTCTGGATGTGGGCCACATGGCCCAAGATCAGGGACCGCATTCCCCATGAACTCCTCGACCACTGGGGACTCAGATGGGTGGGAGAGGTTGTCTGGCAGAAGTGTCGTCTGGGACCCGGCCGCTGGCTCCGCAGTCAGGCGGAGGTGCTGATCCTCGCCGTCTCTGGCAAGCCGGAGCGCACCGCGGCAATGCGGCGTCAGGGGAACATTTTCAAGGCACCGGACCTGCCCGAGGTCATCGAATCCCCCCGCATCAACCGACACTCCGAGAAGCCCCAGGAGTTCCGCACCCTCGTCGAGTCCCTCAGCCCCGGACCTCGCATCGAGTTGTTCGCCCGCACGGCCGCCCCCGGGTGGGACGTGTGGGGCGACCAGGCGCCATCACCACCGGCCGACCTCCGCGTGTCCGATGTTTCTCAGCTCCCGATCGACCCGGTCGATGTCGATGGTGTGGTCCTCGTAGAACCCGACGATGTATCTATCCCATGAGAAGAGTGACCCGTCGGACAGCCCCTGGCCTCGGGTGAAGAGGTCGACGCAGGTGCATCCCCGCCCGGCCAGCTCGCAGGTGTACACCTTCCGGATCTGAACGTCGATCGGACCCGCTGCCAGGCGTCGGACCAGCGCCGTGGCCTCCGCGGCAGGGTCCGCCGGCCCCCTCACCAACCCCAGCGCCCTGGGCGTGGTAGACGGGCACCGGGGCGCAACTGCACAGTAACAGCGCGAAGATTAGGATCGTCTTCATGGGGATACCTCCAGAAAAGAATACCATATAACTCTTCTCCAGAGCAACCTTTGTGCCCGTTACTTTTTATGACCTTACTACTAAAACCATGACTCATGACCAGAATCCCACAACCCCTGGTAGAATAGTGGTTGCCGGACGAGGATTCGAACCTCGACAAGGAGATCCAGAGTTTCTTGGGAAATTGGGAATAGAATCTAAACCCTGATCTGGTCTATAGATACAGCCTCACTTGACTCCAGGTCTGTATCCTGGTATCTTTCTATGTAGTTTCTATTTGGATATGAGGAGGAACACATGCCCTCGCTGATTTTGACCAAGAAGAATATCGACGCCATCGACCCGCCCACAGTCAAGACGCAGGAACTTTATTGGGATCCAACACTTGGGGGATTCGGACTCCTCGTAGGGAGACCAGATCCAATCAACGGCATCGTGGCGAAGACCTTTGTCCTCCAGAAGAAGGACAGGCGCCGCAAGATCGGCCGGTACGGGCCGTGGACGCCTGACGCCGCCAGAAAGTACGCCTCCGAGCTGATCGTGAGGCTGGATAAGGGCGAGGATCCCTACGCCGAGCGCCGCCGGCAGGAGGCGCGGGGCATCCTCTTCTCACAGGCCATCAACGAGTACATCGCACGCCTGCGCTCGAAGGGCGGTAGTGATGCGACGATCGCGGACGTCCAGGAGGACACCGGCCGGCTCCTCCGGGACTGGCTCCCCCGTCCGCTCGCCGAGATCACGAAGGATGAGTGCCGGACCCGACACCGCCAGATCACAGGGAAGAAAGGCCCCTACGCCGCCAATATCGTCTTCCGGTACTTCAGGGCCATCTACAACGTCGCGCTGAAATGCCATGACCTCCCGGCGGCCAACCCGACCATCGGCATCGACTGGAACAAGGCCGAGCGGCGCCAGGAGCCGATCGCCTGGGCGAACCTCCCGGCATGGCGGGAAACGGTCGACGCCCTCTCCCCGGTCCTCCGTGACTACCTATATGTGGTTCTCCTCACAGGACTTCGCAGCGAGGATGCCGCGACGATCAGATGGGACGATCTCGACCTCGTCGAGAAGACGCTCCATCGCCCCTGCCCCAAGGGCGGCGAGGACCGTGCCTTCACCATTCCCCTCTCCACCTACGTCGTGGAGCTTCTCAAACGACGCAGAGAGGAGAAAGGAGACCAGGATGAGGGATGGGTCTTCCCGACGAAGAGCAGGGGCGGGAAGGTGATCCCGATCGTCCTGCGGCGCTGGGGGCGCAAGCGGAGCCAGTCGCCGCACCGATTGAGGGATTCATTTTCAACCGCCTGTGCCGAAGTGGGACTTTCCTCCTATGACATCGATGTCCTCACAAACCATCGCCCGCCGAAGGGCAGCGTGACGGCGGGGTATATCCGACAGGACCTTGAACATTTGAGGACTTGCCAAGAAGCCGTCACCGATTTTATTTTGAAGAAGTTGAAATAGTTTCGCGACGTGTCGTGAATAGACGCGACTCGACCGGATAGGACCGGACTGGACGGGACCGGACCTGACAAGACGCGATCTGAAGGCCCGAGGCTAATCACCTCGGGCCTTTTTTCTGACTCATGACCCCGTGGTAGGGTAGACGCAGACGCAGTTCACTACCACGACAACCTTCCACGGAGGACCATGATGTGACAGAGCAATCCTACCTATCTCCCCGTGAGGCCGCTGCATATATCAATGTCTCGCGGTCCCTTCTTGATCACAAGCGCGTGACTGGCGGCGGTCCTCCGTTCTCGAAGATCAGCCACCGCAATGTGCGGTACTCCCGGGTGGATCTCGATCAGTGGATGGCTTCGGTGAAGGTCAGGTCCACCTCGGAGGTGCCGTGCGTTGCGCCGCTATCCTCTTCCTGACACTCCTCGCGGCAGGCTGCACCCGCTTCGCACGGGTCGAGTACGGCTATCCAAGCCACTATCTCGACTCAACCGGAGGGTCTCGCCTGCGGCCGTTCGAGAACATCATGGTCGATGCGGGGCCGGGGTACCGCTACGACGCGGCCTCCGGGGACGCGATTCCGATCGGCCAGACGGCGTTCACATGGAGCATCGATCGGCTCCGCTTGCGCGGGCAACTTGAGGCCACGATTCCCGAGGTCCGGTGGTCGGGGAGCATTGGAGTGGAGGTGGAATTTTGAACGAGACAGAAGACCCCATCCCTCTTCTCCCCGAGGCGAGTATCGAGGAGTTGTTTCACGAGCTGCGGAAGCGCGTGGACGTGACCCTGTTCGCTTACATCACTGGAATAGGAACGACAGAGGAAGGACTCACATATTACTACGGCGGCAGTCCGTATGCCGTCCTCGGACTGTCCAAGATCGTTGGTTCGGAACTTACGAAGGAATTAACCCAGTCCCTCAGTCAGGAAGACGATGAGGGCGAGGAATGGAAGGAGCACGCAGGATGAACGAGAAGACCGTCAAATGGATTCGGAAGGCCACCGCCGGCACCACGATCACCCGCAGCGGCATGAAGGCCCTGCGGCGCCTCTACTGCGCCACCCCGCGTCCCGAGAAGAAGAACTTCTCGGTGCCCACGGCTGTTGCCTTGCTTCAGCGCCAGGAGCTGGTGCGGCGTGCTGCGGTCTTCGAGACCGTCAAGAAGATCAAGGCCGTAATTCCCGAGAGGAAGCGTCGTCGTCGCAAGCAGTTCCTCATGGCGATCCCAATGGCGATTGCCGCGGCCGTGAGGGGGAAGAGGAAGAAGTGAAACTCCTTCCGTCCTACCTGGGTGGAAAATGCCGGTGGGTCTCTCGTCTCTCCCAGTTCAAGGGCAAGCGAATGGTCGAGCCTTTCGCGGGATCTGCCGCAATCAGTTTCGCGTTGGCCGGCCCCGATCCGCTCTGGAACGAAATCGACTCGGTCCTCGTCCATATCCTGTCCCACTTCGACCAGCAAGAGGTGCCGGAAGTTTTCACGCTCGCCGACTACTACGAGAAGCGCAAGCGGTCCGACTGGTGGAAGTGGTCCTTCTGCCTGCAGCGGTTCGCCTACGCCGGGATCTTCCGGCACAAGATGGATGGCGGGTTCAACGTGCCTCCCGACAAGCGCATCGAGGCCGTGCAACTCCGTCCGGCCTACGAGGAGGCGCTCGCCCACTGGCGGGAGTTGCGTCCACGGGTCACCTGCGGCGACTGGACGAAGGTCCCTGTGCAGGAGTACGTCGACGCCGTCGTCATTCTCGATCCCCCATTCAAGAACTCGCATGTCCCTTACTGCCATGTTGAGGACTACCGGGTCTTTTGGAATGCGGTCGACAAGATTGTGGAAGTGGCGGAGGCCGTGGTGGTCTTCGAGTACGCTGACGTGCTTGAACGGTTCTATCCTGGCAAGGAGATAGTTAGTCGGCTCTCGCGTCCCAACGGCAAGAAGCAGGCTCGGCTGGAAGGAATGGTGATCTTACCTTGAACATCGTTCAGTGGCAGAAGACAGAAGAGGGACTCATTCCATTCGCTCGGGGCCAGAAGTTCATTTGGGCACCACAGCCGCCGGCGCAGGACGCTTTTCTTCGGTGTCCACATTTTGAGTGTCTGCTGGAGGGTCCGAGGGGCGGCGGAAAGACTGACGCTCTCATCATGGATTTCGCTCAGCATGTTGGGCAGGGGTACGGCGCTGAGTGGAGAGGAATCCTTTTTCGGCAGACATTCCCGCAACTTTCGGATGTCATCACGAAAACAAAGAAGTGGTTCCCTCGCATTTTCCCCGATGCCATCTTCAACGAGTCGAAGTTCACCTGGGTCTTCATGACTGGAGAGAATCTCCGCCTTTCCTACATGGAGAAAGAGGATGATTATTGGAACTACCACGGTGCAGCATATCCGTGGATTGGTTGGGAGGAACTTACAACCTGGCCTGATGATAAGTGCTACAAGGTCATGATGGCCTGCTCCAGATCCTCTCGTCCAGGCATGCCGAGGAAATACCGGGCTACAACTAATCCATACGGTCCTGGACACAATTTTGTTAAATCTCGATTCAAGCTTCCCATTCCTCCTGGACAAGTCGAGGGACGAGTAGTCACTGAGGATAGTTTGTCCAGGGTGGCAATTAGATCTCTTCTTGAAGAGAACCAGGTTCTTTTGTCTGCAGAACCGGACTATGTGGATAAGATCAAGGCCGCTGCCCGCAGCCCGGCGGAACTGAGAGCTTGGCTCAACGATGACTGGGACATCGTCGCCGGCGGCATGTTCGACGACGTATGGAGTCCTGCGCACCATCGGATCCCGAACCTCGTCTTCTCTGAGATTCCCCGCGGGTGGAAACTGAACCGAAGCTATGACCACGGGCAATCTAAACCTTTCAGCGTCGGCTGGTGGGCGGAGTCGAATGGAGAGCCGATGATGGTCGGCACGCTGAAGGTAGGCGCCGTTCGCGGGGACATCATCCGGATCGCCGAGTGGTACGGCTGCACCGAACGCCCCAACGAGGGTGTGCGTCTCCTGTCGACGCAGATCGCCGAGGGCATTCGAGAGAAACAAGCGGACTGGGGGATCGACGCTCGCGTGCGCCCGGGACCCGCAGACACCAGCGTTTTCGACGACTACGAACCGGGGAAGAGTGTCGCTGGTGATATGCTTAGGAAAGGCGTGAGGTGGACTCGCGCTGATAAGCGCCCTGGGAGCAGAAAGCACGGATGGGAGCAGGTGCGGAAACTCCTCAAAGGGGCAATCCCTGGAAAGGAAGGAATCCGGGAAACACCCGGACTCTTCATCTGCGAGCGATGTGAGGACTTCTTCCGGACCGTGCCGGTCCTCCCCCGGGGCAAGACAGACATGGACGACGTGGACACGCGAACCGAGGACCACATCGCGGACGAAATGCGATATCGGCTGCGGGAGAAGGTCCGGTCGATGGGAGTCAGTAACTTCTAAGACGTATACGGATAATGGCTGAATTACTTTTAAAAATCGGTACGGTTGGACCCGCTCCAGCATATCAGGATGGGGATATCGTAGTTGCTTTGACGGATCGCCGGATTGGCCAAGTCCATTTGGATCATCTCTGTCACGTCTTCAATTACGGGCTCAATAAAGACGGTTGGAGACCTCTCGATACTCTTGCGCAGAAGTACAGAGAATCCACCCATCAATTTAGGTTTGAACGTCTCGATGAAAAGACGGTTCTAAGAACGAACATTCTCACAGGCGCTAAGGAAGAGTTTGGCGAAAAGAATAATAAGAAAAAAGAGCATATTTATGTAACAGAATATCTGGCCCGGCAACTTGGACATCCAGGCCACTGTATATTCGGCGATAAGGGTAGGGAAGTCTGGTACGGTGGGACTATAGATACTTCGGTAAAGACCCTGGATAGTTTCTGGCCGCTGGTAGAGGACGAACTTCACGTTAAGAAAGCAGACCACATACTATGGCCGTTCTCAGACCACGAATTGAAGCACTTTCTTGCGTTGAAAGTAGACGATTTTGGCGATGACATGGCGGGGAAATACGTGGCCCCAGTCTATGAGGCAAGGCAGGACAATCTACCTCTCATCCTGCTCAAGAAACGCCAGCATTCAACCGCCTGGAAATCCCTGGATCTCGGGGTGTCCATCACTTCTGTAGAGAGCAAGGCCACCAAGACCGATATCCGCGCATCGAAGTCTTTTATCTGCTCTGCCATTGTTATCGACAAGTCGGCGGTGAGTAAATAGACGATGGCAACCATCACCAAATCAATCAAAGCGAGCGGAGGGGACTACACCACCATCGCGGCTTGGGAAGCCGATCTTGATGATACTGGAATCTACGCCAGTGGGGATGTCGCAATTGGGGAGTGTTATAACCAAGTCTATAACGAGGCAACAGTAACCATCAATGGAGGTGGTACTGTTGGTCTTGCTTCACGCAAACTGTCGGTAGCAGTGGGTAATAGGCATAATGGTACGGCTGGTACTGGGGCAAGATTTAACAATAATGGCTCTATCTTTTTAGAGTCAACAATAGCTAATACCATACTTGAGTGGTTAGAGGTTGACGGTAATGAAACCCATATTTACACAGCCGAAGCCATCCGCATGGACAATGGGGCAATCATATCAAAAATAATATTGCATGGTTTCTATACTTACGGTTTTAGGGGCATATACGCTTGGGGTAATTTAGATGTTTTTGATTCTATAATATATAATTTAAAAGTTTCTTATGGCGCCTTAAGGGCTCTTTGTCTTATTTGCAGTCAGTATTATAATGTCAATATATATAATTCAACTATCCACAATCTAAAAAATGATTCTGCTTATAGTGATTGGGTTTTTGGTATACAGGGTGTAGATTATAATACCCTTCGTGTAAAAAATCTTATCGTAACTGATATGGGGGGGACTTCTTTAGGAACGAAGCTCTGTTACTTTCCCTCCTCGCCTGTCCAAGCGGTGATGGATTACAATTTATCCTCGGATGCTTCCGCATATGGGGCACATTCGCTAATCAATAAATCCTCCTCAAATCAATACGTTTCAACGGTACTGGGTTCTGAAGATCTCCATCTAAAGGCCGGCGCAGATGCGATAAATGCCGGAGTGGACCTCGGCACGACGCCTGTCGGTGTAAACATCGACATTGATGGGTACGATCGCGACTCTAACAACGTCACCTGGGACATGGGGGCTGATGAAGTTCAGACCCAGACGGTAACGGTTGATTCTGTTGAGGGAATAGTCGCATCTGAGGTGATTGATGTCCTTCGCTTTGTTCCAGGAGGAGCATCTGACGGGCTGAAACTCTCTGAGACGATCAGTGCTCTTTCCATTATTCGGGTAGGAACATCGGACGGACTGAAACTCGCTGAGACAATCAGTGCTCTTGCGACTATCCAAGGAGGAGCATCTGACGGGCTGAAACTCTCTGAGACGATCAGTGCCATCGCGCTGGCGGTGGATATCGTTACAGACGGTTCCAATTTTTCGGATTCACCAGAAGGAGTTGCCACGGCGCTGGGTAGTTCTGTGGACGTGTTTGTCCTCGGCGATCTATCTGCAGCAATCCGAACACTCCTCATGGGGGTCTATGATAGGGTAGAGATCGTAGACCAATCCCCAGATCCAATTACGGGAACAATCTTTGTCCTCATGCAAGGGGAAAGACCGTTCCTCATAATTACAGCATCGTGAGATCAACATGTCCGAAATTCTTATAAAACTATCGGATGACGTGAGTAAGGATCCCATTGGATCCTGGCGCACTGGAGATATATTCACTGCTCGGGAGGATGGTTTCAAGTGGGGAACCGAAGAGGTTCCTCCTATCTTCCTGGTGGTTAAACTTCCCGGAATCCCTCTCAGTCAACTACAGCCGATGCTCGTAGGTTGGAACAATGTAGATGGAGACATTTATCGACAACGCCTATGGATGTGGGACGGAGAGAAGTTCGTTCGCAAGAGCGACGGAATCATTAGGACCGTGGGGCAGTTGCAGGCGTGACTACGACCGTCATTAAGAGCATCAAGCCGGCCGGGGGCGGGGACTATTCCAGTCTCAATACTTGGGAGTCCGCCAATAGAGCGGACCTGGTATCGCTGGATCAGATCCGCGTGGCTGAGGTCTATTCTGGCGGAAATGCTCTTTTGGCAAATACCTATATAGTGCTTAATGCTGGATGGACTACTAATCCTACCCACTACATCGAGATTCGCGGCGCAACCGGCGAACAGCATCAGGGCATCTTCAGTACAAGCAAGGCGTATATGGAGTATCTTGATCCCGCGCACAGCGAGATTATTGAGATTTATAAGGACGCCCGGATTACCAGGATGCAATGTCGATCGGACCTATACTCCATCTACGCAGCCCCGGCCGCCGGGCATGAGGTCTATGTAGATCAGTGCCTTTGCATTATAGCTGCAACAGCTAACCTGATCCGAGGAACGGTCTACAACGCCGGAGCTGGTCTCGTGACCGTGCGAAGCAGTGTCGTTTTGAACAACGGATCTGGAGGAGGCTGGGGTATCGCGTGTCTCTCCACTGGACCCGTGAATTCTTATGGCAATACCATTGTGGCCCCTAATTATGCCTATCATGCCATGGCTGCTGGAAGTGATAGTCAGGACAATTACCTGAGTGCAGGTACTTGTTATCACGGAACCATTGTCAAAGGCGATCACGATGCCACGAGCAATAATGAGGCGACTACTCCGGCTCTTCGTAGCATCGCCTATTCCACTGCCAATTTCGTAAGCGTGACTCTCGGCTCCGAAGATTTCCATCTCAATCCCACTTCTGTCTTGAGGTGGGGTGGTGTGGACCAGGCCGGCCTCACGACGGATTTCGAAGGGCAGGCACGTCACTCTCCTCCATCCATCGGTGCAGATGATGATCCGTCGGTCATATTGACGGTCGATTCAGTTGACGGTGTCACAGCATCTGAGGCAATTTCCCGTGTCGGGAACATCCCTGTTTCTATCCTTGAAGGACTAACGGTTTCCGAAAGCGTCGTTCGGTTGGTGACGGCTCTCTGTGGATCGGCGGATGGGATATCCATTTACGATTCTCCCCAAAGAACTCTTACCGTCATTGTGACGGCAAGTGACGTCACTACCTTCCAAGATCTTGCCAGTTCCATTCGAACAGCATTTTTGGGGGTGTATGATGGAGTTGAGGCCGTGGACCGGTCACCGGAACCGATCGACGGAATGATGTCGAGTCTACTTCAGGGACAAAAGCCCTTTGTTGCCATTCAGGTGGCATATCCAAGGATCGAGATTAGGGTACGTTGAGGGACCAATGATTCAAGCACAGAAGGCTCGTTTCGGTGGAGTGTTCGATGTTTGGGCGTATGACAAGGACGGGAAGTTCCTGTGGCACGACACGGCGAAGAATCTCGTCCCGAATCCCGCGCTCCAACTCATCATCGACGACCTGTTCAACGGCGGCACCCAGTATACGGACTGGCACGTTGGTATCACGGGGGACACTCCTGCTCCGGCCGCCGGAGATAATATGGGGGGTCATGCTGGTTGGGCCGAGGTTGTGGCCTATGGCGAAGGTGCTCGTCAGACCTATACCGGTGTCCGGACGAACCAGACCGAGAGCAACAGCGCCGCGAAGGCGACGTTCTCCATCAACGTCGATACCACGCATATCGGTGGAGCTTTCCTGACGACCAGCGATGTCAAGGGAGGAGGAGTTGGAGTGCTTCTTTGCTGCGCTCCATTTACCGCCGGCAACAAGATTCTAAGCAGTGGCGATTCGCTGGTGGTCCAGTACAACTTCGCGGCTGCTGACGACGGAATCTGATCATGATCACGATCGCAACGCGGGCGGTTGAGAAGAGCACCTTCGCCTTGGTGGTGACCTTCTACGACGAATTGAATGCCCTCGTCATCCCGAATGAAATCTACTGGACGTTGACGAACCGCCAGGGAGACATTATTAACGGACTGTCTCACGTCATGGTGGGAGTTCCTGGTTCGACGATTACGATTCTGTTGAAGGGAGCGGATCTGGCAATCCAGTCAGACGAGGCCAGCTCTCCCGCCAGTCGCCTCTTGACCATCGAGGCCCTGTACGATTCAAGTCTCGGACTCGGTCTTCCTTTCAATGAGGAAGCGGTTTTCTTCATCGACAACCTGACGAAGATTTCATGAACATTGACCCCAAACTCGATCCGTCGACTCGCTCGCGAGCCTATAGCGCGATGGCCCCTGTCTGGGACAAGATCGACACAGTCCTCGGCGGGACGAAGGCGATGCGTGCCTCCGGCCAGATTTACCTTCCGCAGCATCAGGAGGAGAGCAACCTGGCCTATCAGGAGCGCCTCCTGTGCTCGACGTTGCTCAATGAGGCGGAGTTGACCCTGAACTCCTGGGTCGGTCGACCTTTCAGCGAGCCGGTCAAGATCGGCAGTGATGTCCCGAAGGAGATCGAGGACCTGTTCGACGACGTCGACCTCCAGGGGAACCAACTCTCCGTCTTCGCTCGAAACTGGTTCCGCGAGGGATTGGCGAAATCGGTCTCCCATGTCCTCGTCGACTTCCCGAGCGTGGACCGCGTGGGCCGGACGGTGGCCAACGATTTGAAGGAGAACCTTCGCCCCTA